ATGGTCAGGTTTACCAAAGTATGCCTCAGTATGGTTATGGACCGGTTAAAAGAATGGATATAGATAGTACTTTAACTATCCCGACTGTTTGCGGAGTTCCTACGTTAAAAAGTAACATAGTCAGAAAGTCAGCTATTGCGTTTGATACTTGTAACAATCGATTCTACTTTTATAATTCTAAGACATTAATTTGGGACACGATTAAAGGTGGTTCAGGTGGTGGCGGTTCAACTGACACGACTTCTCTTTCAAACAGAATCAACTTAAAACTTAATATTTCAGATACTGGAAGTATGCTTAATCCATATCTTCGGAAAATAGATACTACAAATAAGTGGGTAAATTCAGTTACTAAATTAAACGATTCTACGATCAGAGTAATTAAAGGAGAAACTACAACAGATATAACTTTGACTCCTGCTGCAACAGTTACAAGTGCAACAAGATTGATTACAACTGTTTACAATAAATCAGGTGCAACGATTACTAAAGGATCAGTAGTTTATATTGACGGAGCGCATTCAAGCGTATTACCTTCAATAGCATTAGCAAAAGCAAATAATGAAGGTACGTCTGCTTACACTTATGGTCTTGTTGAAACTGATATAACAAATAATTCAAGCGGTATAGTAATTCAATCAGGAAGTATAACAAATTTGAATTTACCAACATCAAGTTATACAGATGGTCAAACTTTGTATTTAAGCCCAACGGTGGCAGGTGGTTATACAACTACTAAGCCATCCGCACCGAATCACTATGTGGCTATTGGTACAGTAACAAGGGCGCATCCTACATTAGGAACAATACAAATTGCAATAAGGAACGGCTTTCAGTTAGATGAAATGAGTGATGTGTCAATTCCTTTAGTTCCTTCCGATTCTGTTTTATTGCAATTTAGTAGAGTAGATTCTTTATGGCATGATGTTTCTCCAACAACTGCAATAGGTTCACGATATATCAAGCCGAGTGATACTGCTTCAATGCTGACTAATTACGCTAAAACTTCATTAGTTAATACAAAACTAAACGCAACAGATACTGCTTCTTTGAGTAATAGAATTAACACTAAATTAGATGCTACTTCCTATGAGTGGATATGGACTACTGGAATGCAGGCATTAGGAAGTACAATTAAGGGAGTTAATTTAGGAACTCCGGTATTTTATTCACAAGGTGCTGCTGCTTTTCTAACGAGTGGAGCGGTAAGATTTGTGCCTTATTATTTGCCACAATCTCAGACAATAACGGGAGTAAAATTCTATCAAGCAAATACTGCAAATTATACTGGGAATAATTACAACGGAGTAGGTCTTTATTCTTATTCAGGTGGCACTTTAACGCTCGTAGCAAGTTCAACGAATAGTGCTTCATTTTGGATAAATACGATTAATACATGGGTTACTAAGCCTTTTTCATCTACTTATTCAGCAAGTCCAGGCATTTATTATATCGGCATGATGTATTCTTTTTCTTCTCAAACTACTGCTCCTCAAACTATTGGCGGTTCTACTGTTAATAATGCTTTTGCTACATTTGATTTAACTAATAGCGCAAAGATAGCAGGTTTATCCGCAACAGGTCAAACTGTCCTACCTTCTACTATTTTAATGTCAAATATAAACTCTACTACAAACGTACCTTTAATTTATCTATATTAATATGAATACACGTATAATTGAACCAAAAAAAATTTGGACTCCATCAGGAGAAAAAACTGCTACTATATTTGCATTAACTAACTTTACCAACTATCGCTTTGATAATGGTCCTGGATTGATTAGTTATAAACTTGCAGGAATGGAAAGTCCAGGTACTTCTATTGATGAGAATGGTGAAATAGTTGCAATGCCTGAATCTGCTTTTGATTATTTTTTTGGAACGATGGAAATACCTGCAAATGTAATTCAGCAGTGGGGTGCAAGTGATGAAATTATTTTCGACTACGTAGCAAGTCAATTAGGTTTAACAATTATCAATAACTAAGATGAAACATTTTGATCTTTTAACGGTGTGGTCTTTGTCGTTTATCACTTTCATGACTTCAAATGAAATGGTAGCTTTTTGTGCGGTAATTGCTTCAATTACTACCATTATTAAAAATATACCTGGAATCATACGAATAGTAAAAAACTTTAAAAATCAAATATTATGAGCAAAGATTGGAAAACAACTGTAAGCGGTTTAATCGGAGCAGTAGGTGCTTACTTGGCATCACTTGAAAATCCTACGTTAAAAATGATAGGGCAGATTCTTACTGCGGTAGGTATTGGTTTATTGGGTTATCATTCTACAGACAAATAAAAGCGAATTAAACGACTTTATGCGATTTTGGTACATTGTATCAGTTTTAACTTTATCGGGGTGCTATACGGCTAAAAAAGCGGAAAGGGATGTAAATAAGGCGAAAGTCAATTATCCTGAAATTATAGCTGAAAAATGTGCCGATTGGTATGGATGCGATACGGTTACAATAGTTCGAGATTCTATCCAGTTTAAGGAGTGGGTTAATGAGATTCATTCTTTTGATACTATCATTGATACGATCAGATTAAAGGATAAATGCCCTGACATATTGGTCAAGTATAGGCAGATAGTCAAAAGAGTGCCGCCGATTCACGATACTATTAAGATAAAAGATAGAGCGCAGTTAGATGCTTTGAGTATTAAATATGAAGCACTAAAAAAGGAACATGATGCTAATCTTAAACTTATGACAAAATTATCATGGGTGGCATTGTTTTTATTGATAATTTTACTAATAATCGCAATCCTTAAAAAGTAATTCCAATGATACCATCACAAAACGCAATCAATCTCATTAAGAAGTTCGAAGGGTTTAAAGGTAATAGTTATCTATGCCCTGCAGGTGTTCCGACTATCGGTTATGGTTCGACTATTTGGACTGATGGAAGCAGGGTTAAAATAGGGCAGACAGTTACTTTAAAAGATGCTGAAAAACTAATGGCTTTCTTTTTGGCTAATGTGATTCATTTTATCCCTGATAATGTCAATCAGAATCAGTTTGATGCATTGAGTTCATTTCTTTACAATGTAGGTGTTGATAACTTCAGGAAATCAACTTTATTAAAATTGGTTAGGAAAAATCCTGATAATGAGTTAATTCGTGACGAGTTTATGAAATGGACTTTAGTTCGTAAAAATGGTAGTTTGGTGCAATCAAATGGATTAAAGAACAGACGTAAAGCAGAAATAGATTTATATTTTAAGGATGAACAAAACTGAATTAGTAAGACAGTATCGAAGGAAGTATCCTGAAATGCCTACTTTAAAATTGGCAAGGATCATTTACAACGATAACAATATTTTATTTAATTCAGTTGAATTAGTGAGGAGTTTTTTAAGAAGGATAGAAGGGAAAAGTGGGAAAAAGAAAATTCATACAACAAATAAAGATTTCTACATGAGTGAAGCAAGACCAAAGAATCCATACAAATTACCCGAAAGCCATCAGGAAAAAAGAGAAGCATTTATCCTACCTAAAGGATGCGACAATATTCTATTAATATCCGATATACATATTCCCTACCATGATATTGATGCTATTACTTTGGCTATTGAGTACGGCATTAAAGAGAAAGTAAATACTATCTTTATCAATGGTGATTTAATAGATAATCACCATGTGAGTAAGTTCGAAAGCAATCCGAAAAAAAGAAGTGTTAAGCAAGAGTTTGATGCAACAAAAGAATTTTTAGTTTCTTTGCGTTCTGCGTTCCCTGATGCTTCAATCTACTGGCTAAAAGGAAACCATTGTATCAGATGGGAGAAGTTTTTATTAATGAAGGTTAGGGAGATTTGGGATGATCCTTATTTCACACTGGAAGAACGTTTGAGATTGAATGAGGAAAGAATAATAATGATTGATGATAAGGTATTAGTTAAAGCAGGTAAGTTATCAATCACACATGGTCATCATGTTTTTAAGGGTGTATTTAGTCCAGTCAATCCGGCACGAGGTGCGTTCCTAAGAGCAAAGCAGTCTGTAATAGTAGGTCATTTGCATAGAGCTTCATACCATCCTGAAGTTGATTTGGATGGCAAAGTAATTGGATGTTGGTCTACTGGATGTTTATGTGAGTTA